AATATAAGTGAAAAACCGAAAGAGAAAATAATTGAAGAGGCACAAAAAATAAGAAGGTTGTTAGGTAGGTGAAGAAATGGAAATTTTTAAACTATTTGGTTCTATTTTTGTGGAATCTGATGAGGCAGAACGATCACTTACAAGGACAGATAACCAAGCCAAAGGTGTTGGTGGAACTTTTACGGAAATGGCTACAAACATAGGGAAATGGGGAGTAGTGGCGGGTGCTGCTGTTGGTGGGTTCGCTGTTGCTCTAGTTTCTAAAGGTGTAGCAGCAACAGAGGATTTAAGCAAGGCATTGAATGGGTTTCAAGCTCAAACTGGGGCAACAAATGAGAGAATGGACAAATTCAAGTCAACGATGGTGGATATATACAATAGTGGATTCGGCGAAAATTTTGATGAAATTGGTAAGTCAATGGCAGTTATATCTCAACAAACTGTTCTGTCAGAAGAGGAGCTAGGAAAACTAACCAAATCAGCATTGACGTTAAAAGACACATTTGAGTTTGAGGTAAATGAATCTTTTAGAGCTGCTAAAATGATGATGGATCAGTTTGGTATAAGTGGGGAAGAGGCTTATAACTTGATCGCTCAAGGAGCACAAGCAGGGTTGGATAAAAACGGAGACTTGCTAGATACAATTAATGAATATTCCGTACAATTTCAGCAAATGGGATTCAACTCTGAAGAAATGTTTAACATGCTTGCGAATGGTGCTAGGAGTGGGACGTTCAGCGTCGATAAACTAGGAGATGCAGTAAAAGAGTTTAGTATTAGAGCAAAAGATGGTAGTACGGGGACTATGGAGGCATTTCAGGCGTTAGGTTTAGATGCACAGAAACTTACCGCTGAGTTTGCAGCTGGCGGTGAAAAGAGTAAATCAGCATTTAACGAAGTGACTATGAGACTTGCTGAAATGGATGAGCCAATCAAACAAAATACTTTAGGTGTAGCGCTGTTTGGTACCGCATGGGAAGACTTAGGGGCAGTCGGTATTGATGCATTAACGGATGTAAACGGAGAAATATCCAAAACTACGAATGCCCTCCAGGGAATAAATGAAGTGAAGTACAATACTTTTGGTGAAGCTATAACAGGAATAGGAAGGCAATTTGAAACAGGGGTATTGATACCAATTGGGGAGAAGGTACTTCCAATCCTAAATGAACTTATGACATGGTTTAATGGCAAAATGCCAGTGATAAAAGAAGTTGTTGGAACTGCTCTAGAATCTGTTTTTAATGCTTTTGATAAAGTTTTTCTTGGGGTTTCTGACAGTTTAGTTCCTGTTTTGCAAAAGTTACTTGATTGGATCACTCCTCATATACCAGCTATAAAAGAGACAGTATCAGGTGCTTTTAATACTATTTCCGAAAAAGTTATCCCTGCACTATCTGATATATTTATGTCTTTAGCTGAAACAGTTTTACCTATTGTAATAAAAATCTTTGACAAGGTAACCCAAACAGTACTGCCTCCTTTGGTTAAAATTTTTAGTTATATTGGGAATGAACTTATACCATTGGTAGCACAGACTTTTAAAGAGTGGATGCCTCAAATATCTGAAATTATAAATGAAATGTGGACCTTTGTATCTCCAATTCTAGATGATTTCAAAGCAGCTTTTGAAATTGTATTCCCTGTTGTAAAAGAGGCTGTAACAATAGCAGTTACAACAATAAAAGATATTATTG